GAATAAGCATCTCCTTAATCGTGGTGAAATTGAATATCTGTGGAACTACTACTGCGGCAAGCAACCTATCTTGGAACGCACAAAGCAAGTCCGTCCTGAAATCTGCAATCGCATTGTCGAGAACAGGGCAAATGAGATTGTTTCGTTCAAGGTTGGCTATCTTTGCGGAGAGCCAATTCAGTATATCGGTAGAAATGGTGAGGAAAGCGTTTCTAAGGGTATCGCTCGTCTTAACGAAATGATGTTCAGCGAGAACAAGGCTACGCAGGACAAGGAAATTGTTGAATGGCAAATGATTTGTGGTACTGCTTATCGTCTTGTATTACCTGATACTCCTTTTGATGAGGACGATGCACCGTTTGAAATGTTTACCCTTGACCCTCGTGACTCTTTCGTTGTTTATTCCAACGAGGTAGGCAATAAAGCGAGAATGGGTGTTAAGTATTGCACCGATGAAATGGGTATTTCTACCTATTCAGTATATAGTGATAAGCATTTTTGGAAAATCAAAGAGGGTAAAATTCTTGAGAGCAAATCTCACGCTCTCGGTATGATACCAATTTTTGAATATCCTGCTAATAACGCTCGTCTTGGCTCGTTTGAAATCGTACTCCCTCTGCTTGATGAGATTAACAACATTGCATCGAACAGAATGGACGGTATTGAGCAGTTTATTCAGGCGTTTATTAAGTTCGTAAACTGCGACATCACGGCTGAGGATTTTGAAGCCCTGAAAGACCTCGGTGCTATCAAAGTAAAATCCATCGAGGGTAATAACGCTGATGTAGATATTGTTACCAATGAACTCAATCAGAGTCAGACACAGATTACTAAGGACGATTGCTATAATGCCGTACTGACAATCTGTGGTATGCCTAATCGAAACGGTGGCTCATCTACCTCTGATACAGGTGCAGCGGTACTGCTTCGTGATGGATGGTCTTTGGCTGAAGCAAGGGCTAAGGATAGCGAATTGATGTTTAAGCAGTCTGAGCAAAAAGTGCTGAAACTCATTCTGAGAATTTGCCGTGATACTGCTACTGTACCGGCTGAGGTAAACGCACTTCGCTTAAAGGATATTGCTCTACAGTTCACTCGTAGAAATTACGAGAATGTTCAGAGTAAATCTCAGGTACTTGTTTCTATGCTCCAACAGACGAAAATTCATCCTCGTCTTGCCTTTACTTCGTGTGGTCTTTTCTCTGACCCTGAACAGGCGTATGCAGAGAGTATGATTTATCACGAGGAACAACAGGCTATTGCTTTGGAACAGGCGAGAGCAATGAGTCCCCAAAAGGAGGACGAGCCTGATGACGAGGAATGAAGCCGTTATGGTTATTTATGAGGTAATCAATAGCGGTATTATCTCGGAGGAATTAGAGCAGGAATTGACCGATGTGGCTCATTCAATTTGCTCGAACAGTTTTAGTGATTGTGAGCAGACCTCACCTCATTGTGAGGGATGCGAGTATCGAAAAAGTTGATTTAAGCAGAAATGCTTGATGATATGGCAGGGAAGCCGTAAATCGCAAATAGGAGAAAACCTATTCAAAAACAGAAATTTATAGTGAGGGAACACTTAAAAACGCAGGAGGTACATTATGAATATCAAGGATTTGCTGAAAGATGCCTATAAAGAGGGTATGACAGTTGAGGAAATCGAAACTGCCCTTGCAGGTATCGAACTACCGACAGATAACTCTGCCGAAATCGAAAGACTGAAAAACGCTCTTTCCAAAAGTAACTCGGAAGCGGCTGATTTCAAGAAGCAGTTGAGAGAAAAAATGTCTGCTGATGAACTCAAGGCTAAAGAGGATGCGGAAAAGCAAGAGAAGTTGCAGAACGATTACGATGCACTTGTGAAAAAGGTCACTATTTCTGAAAACAAAGCGAAACTGTTGGCTCTCGGTTATGAGGACAAACTTGCAACCGAAACCGCAGAAGCAATGGCGAATGGTGAACTTGACAAGGTGTTTGCTAATCAGAAAAAGCATCTTGAAGCGGTAGAAAAGAAAATCCGTCAGGATATTCTGAAAGATACCCCAAAGCCTGATGGTGGTAATTCAGGTGCTACTATCACAAAAGAACAGTTTGATGCTATGGGTTATACTGAAAGACTCAAAGTATTCAATGAAAACCCGGAAATTTACAAAGAATATACAGGAGGTAATGAATAATGGCTCTTATGACTAACGCTACTCAGTTGACTAACCTGTTCAATCCTCAGGTTGTGGCTGACCTTATTGACAAGAAGTTGGTGGATGCAATCAGATTTGCACCTCTCGCAAGAATTGACACTACCCTCGTTGGTAGACCCGGCTCTACTATCACTCTCCCCTCTTACGCTTATATTGGTGATGCTACTGATGTGGCTGAGGGTGCTGACATTCCTATCGGTCAGTTGACCGAAAGTACCGTTTCTGCAACGGTTAAGAAAGTCGGCAGAGGTGTTCAGTTGACCGATGAAGCAGTTCTTTCCGGCTACGGTGACCCTGTTGGTGAAGCAGTAACTCAAATTCAGACCGCTATCGCTTCTAAGGTGGATGCAGATGTTCTCGCAGTTCTCGATGGCATTGCAGGCACTATGACTCATACTTGCTCTGCTCGTGCTACTGCTGACGATATTGCAGATGCTCTTGTGAAGTTTGGCGAGGATATTGAGGGAGAAAAGGTATTCCTTTGTTCTCCTGCTACCTACGCAGGTCTGCGTAAGGCTGACGATTGGTGTCCTGCTTCTGAAATTGCGGCAAACCTTGTTATCAAGGGTGCGGTTGGTATGGTACACGGTTGTCAGGTAGTTGTTTCTAACAAACTTACTGACGGTTGCTATATCGTTAAGCCCGGTGCTCTCGCTATCTATATGAAGCGTGACACTATGGTGGAAACTGACCGTGACATTGTTAATAAGTCCACCGTAATGACTGCTGATAAGCACTATGTGGCTTATCTGTATGATGCTTCTAAGGCTATCAAGATGACTGAGGTTGCTTAATGAGTATGCTTTTAAGGAAGCACTTAACCTCTACGCCTATTGTCACGGATAAGCCTAACGAGGTTAAGACTGATAGCACACCTAAATCTGAAAAGAAGCCTACAAAGGTGCAAAAACCTAAAGCGGAGTCTGCAAATGACTAAAAAGGAGGTACACGGTTATGACGGATGCTGAGAAACTGACTATGCTAAAGGCTTTGGTCGGAGAGAATGACACTGCTCAGGACACGGCATTGTCCGTGTACCTCTCTTTGGCTCAAAGCAAGATTTTGAACAGAGCCTATCCGTATGATAAGACAAAGACGGTTGTTCCTGCTCAGTATGAGATATTGCAGTGCGAAATCGCCGCTTATCTTTGGAACAAACGAGGTGCGGAGGGTCAGACCTCTCACTCGGAAAATGGTATTTCTCGCTCTTATGAGAATGGAGATGTGCCTGAGTCAATGTTGAGTGCCATTACCCCTCACTGCGGCGTACTAACGAGCGAGGTGACGGAGTAATGAGATGTATGGATAGGAACAAAATTCCGTTCTATTATGCACTGTACGATACAAAGGTAGAAATTGAGGACGATTACGGAAATAAGACAGGTCAGTATGAACTATCTTATGGTAACCCCATCAGGTGTAAGGCAAATATTTCAGCCGCTATGGGTGAAACGCAAAGCCGACAGTTTGGAGATAGCATTTCATACGATAAAGTCTTTGTACTCGATGAGCCTAACACGGCTATTGATGAGTATTCAGTCCTGTGGATTGATACCGTACCTCAGATTAAAGCCGATGGAACTACCGATACCCCTCACGATTACATAGTGAAAAAGGTTGCTCGGAGTCTTAATAGCGTTTCCATTGCGGTAAGCAAGGTGAATGTTCGATGAGTAAAAAGGTCATCTCAATCGGTCTGAACTCAAAGGACATAAATCGTGCTATTAAGGAAATCGAACAATACAAATTGGAATTGCGAAAGAAGTTGGAGGAATGTCGCAAACGCATAGCGGAAGCGATTGCTTCTACTGCTCAAAGCAATTTCAATAGTGCCGGAATAAATGACCTCCCTCAAGGCGGTATTCAAAGGTCGGCAGATGTAACTGTGAGAGTTGATGAGCAAGGTACTATGACTGTTATCGTAGCAGATGGCGAGGATGCCGTTTGGTGCGAGTTCGGTGCAGGTGTGTATCATAACGGCTCGGTAGGTAGTTCGCCTAACCCTTACGGAGCAGACCTCGGTCTAACGATAGGTAGTTACGGTAAAGGGTATGGTAAATCAAAGGCGTGGGGCTACTACGATGAAAGCGGCAATCTCGTGATTACTCGTGGTACTCCTGCGACAATGCCAATGTATAGTGCAGTACAATCGGTAACAAAACAAGCAATCGAAATAGCAAGGGAGGTGTTCGGATGATTGATTGCGAAAATGAAATTTTCAATATTGTGGCAACGGAAACGAGAGCCGAATATCCGAACATTTATATGATTGGAGAATATGTAAAATCTCCGTCCTCGTTCCCTTGTGCATCTCTTGTTGAAATGGATAGTTCAGCCTACAGAAACACTCAGTCGAGTTCCGAAATGGAAAATCACGCTGAGGTGATGTATGAGTTGAATGTCTATTCTAACAAGGCAAAAGGTAAAAAAGCAGAATGTAAGGAAATTGCGGCGTTCATTGACAGTAAAATGTCTGCACTTGGATTTACTCGCATAATGCTGACACCTATCCCCAATATGGATGATGCCACTATTTATCGTATGACAGGTAGATATAAAGCACTCATCTCAAAAAACAATGAAATTTTTAGGAGGTAAAATACTATGGCTATTTCTACTTATAAGATTTTCCTTATGAAAAAGGGAACAGGCGATACTTACGAAAAGTTGGTAGACATTAAGGATTTCCCTGACCTCGGCGGCTCGCCTGAAATGCTTGAAACTACTACTCTCTCTGATGGTATGCAGACTTATATTCCCGGTATTCAGAGCCTTGATGCTCTCGAATTTACTGCGAATTATACTAAGGAGGACTTCACTAAACTCAAGGCTCTTGAGGGTCAGAACACCGATTTTGCAGTTTGGTTTGGCGGTACTGTGTCCGGCAATTCCGTAACTCCTACCGGCACTGATGGCAAGTTCCTCTTTAGCGGTGCGTTGTCTGTATTCCCTGTCGGTGGTGGTGTAAATGAGGTAGTTGATATGACTATCACTATCGCTCCGTCTACGCCTATTGCCGTTGGTGAATAATCAGAGGGAGGGAATAAATTATGAACAAGCAGTTGCGTTTTAATTATCAGGACAAGGAATATTGTCTTGAGTACACTCGCAAGAGTGTTGAACAGATGGAAAAGAGTGGCTTTGTGGCATCCGATATTAAGGATAAGCCTATGACTACTCTCCCTGCTCTTTTTGCAGGTGCATTTCTCGCTAACCATCGTTTTGTCAAGCAGGAGGTCATTGATGATATTTATTCTAAGATGACTAACAAGGGCGATTTGATTGGTAAGTTGGCAGAGATGTATAACGAGCCGATTATGGCACTTGTTGACGAGCCTGAGGAAGCAGAGGGAAACTTGGACTGGACGGCAAGTTGGTAAGTGGCTCGCCGTCTGCCACTGAGGGGGGCGAGCAATCTATGGCTCGTTCCCCTTTTTCCACTTACACAGAAAAATTCTATGAGGTGTTTCCGTATTATCTCGCCATTGGTATGACCTATGAGCAGTTTTGGGAGGGTGACCCTACTCTCACTATTTATTATAGGAAAGCCGATGAGATAAGAAACGAAAAGCGTAATCAGGAGTTGTGGTTACAAGGGTTATATATTTATGAAGCAATTTGTGATGTATCTCCCATTCTACACGCCTTTGCTAAAAAGGGTGCTAAACCTCATCCTTATACCACTACCCCATATCCTCTCACAGTAAAAGAGCGTACTCGTATTGCTGAGGAAAAGGAACGCAAGGTAGCCGAAAAGGGTAAAAAGATGATGGAAGCATTTATGGCGGCAAACAATAAACGCTTTGCGGAGAAACCTCAACCTTAACACAAGGAGGTGAACGCAATGTCCACTACAATCGAGTCTTTGGAACTTGAACTGAAAAGCAGTTCTCAAAGTGCAGAAAGCGGTCTTGATGCCCTGACTCGTTCTCTTGAAAAATTAAAAAAGGCTACGAGTGGCGGCGTTGGGCTTACTTCGGTAGCAAAACAGGTTAGTGCGTTATCGTCTGCCGCAAAGGGACTAAACGGCTCAGACCTTAGTGGTTTGGAAAAGGCGGTCAGCGTTCTCACTAACTTGGGAGGTGTCAAGATTTCCTCCACCGTTGCAAACGGTATTACCAATATCGGTACTGCCGTAAAAAGTCTTGGAACGATTGATTATTCCCCTATATCCGAAATGGTTAAGGGGTTAGAGCCGTTGACACAGATGGCATCCGCAAAAGGCTTTACCTCTGCGGTAAATGGTCTGAAAAAGTTGCCGGAAGTGTTCAATTCTCTGAATGGTATGGATATGGGTGCGTTTGCATCCAAAATGACAGAAGTAGCCACTGCTATGAAACCGCTTGCCGATGAAATGGAAAAGGTTTCTAATGGTTTCTCTGCTTTTCCTGCTAAAATTCAGAGATTGCTGAATAGTACGAATAGTCTGTCGGCGGCAAACAATAAACTTGGCTCGTCCTACATCAATATATGGGCGAAATTCAGGATGGCGTACAATGCGGTCAAGATGATTGGTACTAAGATTGCATCGGCAATTAAGGCTATGAATGACTACATTGAGAACATCAACCTGTTTAACGCTTCTATGGGTGATTTTGCAAGTGAAGCACAGGAGTACGCTGAAACTGTCGGTGAAATAATGGGTATTGACCCCGGTGAGTGGATGCGTAATCAAGGTGTATTTATGACACTTGCAACAGGCTTTGGTGTCGTAAGTGACAGAGCCTATACGATGAGTAAAAACCTGACACAGTTGGGCTATGACTTGTCCTCGTTCTTTAATATTAGTTTCGAGGATGCTATGCAGAAATTGCAGTCAGGTATCTCAGGCGAACTTGAGCCGCTTCGTAGACTCGGTTACGACCTCTCTCAAGCAAGATTGGAAGCGGTTGCTCTCAGTCTTGGCATTGATAAGGCAGTATCGAGTATGACTCAGGCAGAAAAGGCTGAGTTGCGTTATTACGCTATTATGACTCAGGTAACTACTGCTCAAGGCGATATGGCTCGTACTCTTAATGCCCCTGCCAATCAGTTGCGTATTCTTTCCGCACAGTTTAATCAGGCGGCTCGTGCTATCGGTAGTATTTTCATTCCTGCCCTTAATGCAATTTTGCCGTATGCGATTGCCGTAGCAAAGGTAATTCGCTATGTCGCAAGTGCTATTGCAAGTCTGTTCGGTTTTGAAATGCCTGAGGTCGATTACTCAGGTATCAGTTCCGTAGCAGGTGGTGCAGAGGATGCTTCTACTGCTCTCGATGATGCGGCTGAGTCTGCTAAGAAACTGCAAAAGTATACGATGGGATTTGATGAACTGAATGTCATTGACCCCAATTCAGGCGGCGGTGGCGGTGGTGCTGACGGCTTAGGTGGAACAGGATTTGATTTTGAACTACCTGAGTATGACTTCCTCGGTGACCTCACCGAAAGTCGTGTCGCACAAATCGTAGACGAGATGATGGAATGGCTCGGTCTTACAGGAGAAATCAATAGTTGGGCTGACTTTTTCAATACTCGTCTTGGCAAAATCCTCATCCTCGTAGGTGAAATTGGAGCAGGTATTGCTCTGTGGAAATTGTCTAAGGGATTGCTTGACGGTCTGTTGTACTTAGAAAAACTGAGAACGGCAGGACTCACCATTCCTATGACGATTGTCTTAGGTGCGACACTTGCTATCACAGGTTTCACTATCGAATTTACAGGCGTTATAGATGCTATCAAAACCGAACTCACAGGCTTTAATTTCGCAGAGATTATCTTGGGTGGTTTAACCGGCACAGGTGGCTTGGCTCTACTCGGTAAAGGTATCGCCGCTTGGATTTCAACGGCGTTTGCTGATAGTGCTATCGCAGGTGCTATTGCTACGGCAGGTACAAATCTCGGCGGTCTTAGTGCAGGTGCAGTCGGTGCGGCGATAGGAGCAGGTATTGGTGGTATTATCCTCGGTATTCCTGCAATGTTCGTTGGTATTTGGGATGCTTGTAAAAACGGTATTGATTGGCTGAGTGGTCTGCTTGTTCCGGCAGGTGGTGCGGCGGCAGGTGCAGGTATCGGTGCAATTTGTGCGGCGGCAGGTACGGCTATCACTCCCGGTATTGGTACATTGATTGGCTTGGCAGTCGGTCTTGTAATTGATGGTATCATTCTTGTCATTCAGTATTGGGATGAAATCACTGCTTTCCTGAGTAATTTCTTTACCGTTACAGTACCCGGCTTGTGGAATGATTTTGTGTCTTGGCTCAAAAACATTCCTGCGGCACTCGGTGAGTTCTTTGGCTCTCTGCCCGGCAAGATTTCTGAATGGTTTGACAAAATGTGGCAACCTATCAGAGATTACGATTGGGCAGGACTCGGATATAACATCGGTCAATGGTTTGGTAACGCCGTTAAGAGTGCGATTGACTTCGTGACGGTAACCATTCCCACTTGGTTGGAAAATATGTGGAACACCATTAAGACGGCGTTTACTACATTTTTCACCGTTACCTTACCTAATTTCTTTACAGTCACTCTACCTCAGGCGTTCCGCACCGTTGTGGATTTCGTTAAGGGACTCCCTGAAATGCTTTGGAACGCTATTCAGACAGGTTGGAATTGGCTCGTTGATATGGGTAAATCCATTGTCGATGGTATTTGGGAGGGCTTACAGACAGTTTGGCAAGCCATCAAGGATTTCGTTGGCGGTTTCATTCAGGGCTTTAAGGATGCTCTCGGTATTCATTCTCCGTCTACAGTATTTTGCGATATTGGTCTTGACCTCATTGCAGGTCTTTGGGAGGGTATCAAAAATGCTTGGACGAGTATTACCACATTCTTTACGGATGCGTTTAATAACCTCAAGACATTTTTCTACAATGCTTGGGAGAACATTAAATCGACAACCTCTACGGTGTGGACGAATATCAAGACTACTCTCTCAAGCACTTGGGACGGCTTAAAAACCTCGGCAAGTACCACTTGGAATAATATGAAATCCACCATCAGCACGGCTTGGAGCAATATCAAAACCAATACGAGTACGGTATGGTCTAATGTGAAGTCTACGCTGACTACTAATTGGAATAATCTAAAATCCAATGCAAGTACCACTTGGAATAATATGAAAACTACGATTAGCACTGCGTGGAGTAATATTAGCACTAATACCTCTACCACTTGGACGAATATTAAATCCTCGCTTTCAACCGCATTTAACAACATTAAAACCAATGCGACTAATGTGTTTACTTCTATGAAAAACACAATCAAGGGTATTTGGGATAGCCTTTGGGGGTCTATCAAGGGCGTTATCAATTCGATAATCGGCGGTGTTGAAAAAATGGCAAACGGTGTCATCAATGGTATCAACACTATGATTAGAGCGTTGAATAACCTCAGTTTTGATATTCCTGATTGGGTGCCGGGTCTTGGCGGTAAGACTTTCGGTTTTAATCTCAGAACGCTCTCTACAATTTCCATCCCTCGTCTTGCTGAGGGTGGTTTCCCTGACACCGGGCAGATGTTCATTGCACGAGAAGCCGGTGCGGAAATGGTCGGTACAATCGGTAGACGAACTGCCGTTGCAAACAACGACCAAATTGTAGCAGGTATTGCAAGTGGTGTCGCAGAAGCCAACGGTGAACAGACGGCTCTCCTGAAAGAGCAGAACTCCTTACTCAGAGCATTGCTCGAAAAGGAAAGCGGTGTGTATCTCGATGGTAAAAACCTCACTAAGAGCGTTGAGAAGTATCAGCGTGAAAGAGGTAGAGTGCTTATTACAGGAGGTGTTGTCTAATGGTATTTAGAGCGTTGGTGTCCGTAGGAAACTACGATTTCCCTGAGCCGTCTGCATATAGCGGCAACACCTCTACTTTGGTAGACTCGGCAAGAAACGCACAGGGCGTAATGATTGGGGCAGTTCTGAGAGATGATGTGGCGAAAGTCGAAATCTCTTGGAAATACCTCACCGTAGAACAATGGGCGAGAGTACAGAAGTGCTTTAGACAGAGTTCAGGTGGTAAATTCATCAACCTTGTCAGTTTTTTCGACCAAAGTGTTGGTGGTTGGGTAACCAAAGAAATGTATGTAAGCGATAGAAAATCAGGAATGTGGCGGCGTGACCCTGAGAACGGAGATATTCTCGGTTGGACGGATTGTGCATTGTCACTCGTAGAGGTGTAAAGGAGGTGTAGATTATGCAGAATGTTTCGCAAGCGTGGAAAGACAATCAAAGCAGAACACTCGTAAATGAGAGTTTTGTAGAAGTGTCTTTGGATATTGCTGACCCTGATGCTCTTGCGGATGCTTCGTCTGCTGACAATGGTGCGGTCTACATCTCCGATACCCCTCAAATCGTGAGTGAGGTCGATAAGTCTATTATCCCTTATTTCACTCTCGAACAAAATTTATGGGTGTTGGATGGTAGCAGAAAAGCCATTCCTCTCTCTAATTTCGGTGACTGCGGTTTCATCGGTGATGTTCTTAGCGGTGATAACTGCGGTTTCAATGATAAAGCCCCCCTTGTAACAGTACATTTCACGGAGGTGCATCATAACATCATCCCTGCGATTACTGTTACTTGGGGTACGGCTTATAACGAGTTTGCTGAGGATTTTGTCGTAACTGCCTATAACGGCGATACCGTTGTAGCAGAAAAAGAGGTACTTGGAAACAAATCCGTAAAATCCGTAGTCGAGGTCGATATTGTAGACTATGACCGAATTACAATCAAAGTCCTTAGATGGTGCTTACCTTGCCGCAGAGCGAGAATTGAGGAAATCTTTGTCGGTATGAATAAAATCTATTCCAAAACAGAATTGTTTGGATATAGTCATACTCAGACCGTTGACCCCATTTCCACATCTCTACCTAAGGCTGAGGTATCGTTTTCCATCGACAATACGGATAATGCGTACAATCCCCATAATACAGGCGGTATGTCTAAGTATCTGATGGAACGGCAGGAAATCAAAACTCGTTATGGCTACAAATTCGATGACGGTAGTATCGAGTGGATAAAGGGCGGTACATTTTATCTTTCGGAATGGGATGCGGCTCAGAATGGTATGCAAGCCGATTTTACGGCTCGTGACCTGCTTGAGTTTATGTCAGCCACATTCTACAAGGGCTTGTATAATGCAAGCGGTGTAACACTCTACTCCCTCGCTCTACAGTTATTGGAGGAAGCCGATTTACCTCTAAATAATGATGGAACGGTTAAATGGGTACTCGATAATTCGTTGAAAAACATCTACACTACCGCACCTCTCCCTGTTGATACTCTTGCAAATAATTTACAGTTAATTGCAAACGCCGCAGGTTGTGTGTTGTATCAAGATAGAGGTGGTACGCTTCACATCGAGCCGATTAACAATACCGTAACCGATTACGCAATTACGCTCCAAAACAGTTTTTCAAAATCCGATATTACTTTGTCTAAGCCTTTGAAGCAGGTCAATGTTTCGGCTTATCAGTATTTTGAGGATGGAGAAACCACGGAATTGTATAAGGGTGTATTGTCACTTAGCGGAACTACGGAATTGTGGATTGCCTACTCCGATATGGCATATTCTGCGAGTGCGACAGTATCAGGCGGTACGCTTGTTTCGGCGGTGTACTATACCAATGCTTGTAAACTCACGATTACGGCAAGTGGTAGCGTAACGGTATTGATTGAGGGTGTTATCCTAAAATCCTCTAAAACCGATGTTGTAACGGCAAGTGGTCTGACCGGCGAAACACTAACGGTTGACAATCCGTTGGTTACGGACAGAAACAGAGCCGTGACACTCGGTGCGTGGATGGAGAGTTATCTGAAAAATCGTATGACCCTTACATCGTCTTGGAGGGCTGACCCTCGTCTTGATGCACTTGATATTGTTACTAATACAAATGAGTACAATACCAACAATGTGCGTATGACAGAGGTCGAATATGATTACAACGGAGCGTTTCACGGCTCAGGAGAGGGGAGGGTGATATAAATGGCAGTTTGGATTGACCCGGTATTCGACAGAACACAAGAGGATGTCGAGTTTGCATTACAAAAAATTGCAGAATGGGTACTCGGTGATATTACAGGCAATCCGCTTGTGGTGTATGACCTAAAGGGGTGCTTGAATGTTTCTGACATCAACCGTATCGAGGGCAATGTGGCGTATCTTGCTAACGAATTGTCGAGATTACATTACCCCCCTGACACCTCCGTGAAATCGTGGACTGCGGCAGGTATGCCTAATGAACAAGATATTAGTCGTATTCTTTACAATGTGAGAGCATTGATTACGGCTTATTATCAACAGGATATAGCCCCTGATGTACCTGAGCATTTACTTGGGTATAACGAGGTTAATGCCGTTGAACGAAACCTGAGCCTGATTAAAGAACTGCTCGATTGTATGGTAGGCTCGTTCAGAAAATCAGGTACATTCAAATCAGGACAAACAACATTTCTACCAATAAGGAGGTAAACGGTATGGCTTATATAGCGAGAGAAATTAAAGACCGTGTTGCCATCGGTGATGATTGCTTTTTTATGGAGGAATTAGAGGATGGTCGCATTATGCTGACTCCTGCTCCTGAAAGCATTACTGAGCCGGGTACGGATATTAACAAGGCTCTCTTACAGTTGATTGAGGATAGAGTCGTATGGCTTATGAACAGAGTTTTTAACGACATTACGGCAAATCCTTTTAATCTCACCTTTGATACCCTTGACGGACTCACTGTAACAGGTGTGTGGAACACCTCTCTGAGCCGTATTGAATGTTAAGATGGTAACACAAAACGATAGACAATCCCCATCGGAGATGAATGTAATTACAAAGGCGAAAGACCTCTGTAAGCATAGTAGAAATCTCCTGAGAAACGAAAAACATTATCCTAAGCGAGAGCGTTTTCAGTTGGTAGCAGACATCTATCAATGCTCTATGACAATCGTAATGAAACTCATAGCGGCGAATGATATGTTACTGACCGTTGAGGAACAGAAACATCTCCGTTTACTCTATCAACAGGAAGCCTTAACCGCTTGTAAACAGTTGTTATTCCTTATAGAGATTTCCTTTGATGACAAATACATAAGCAGTGATACCTGCATTTATTGGTCGAAAATGGTAATTGATGTAAGAAATATGACTGCGGCTTGGCATAGGAAAGATTTGAGTCGATAAGGCTCTTATCATTGGGTATATTCTGTAGGTCTTTGCACTCCTAACTACTCGAACTCCAACAATGCTCGCAATGTCAATACTGACGGTACTCTGAATAACAACAATGCGTACAACGGTAACAATGGCGTTCGCCCTGCTCTGATGGAACTTGTGACTGAGTAACCTTATGGCGAAAACGGAAAACCATCTATCAAAGGAGAATATATCCATCCTCGAAAGAGGTAAACACACGATTGTCGATGTTGAGCCTTTGGATAACTAACGGTAAGACTATATACGGCAAGGAGATTTTATAAATGTATTACGAGCGAATATATGATTTCGACAACCTTTATAAAGCGTTTCTATTGGCTCGTAGAGGTAAAAGGTGGAAACACGCCGTGGCAAAATTCGAGGTCAATTTGGTGGAAAACCTCATCCGTTTACAAGATGAGTTGAAATCAAAGACCTATAAGCCCGGAGAATATTACACTTTCAAGGTCTATGAGCCGAAAGAACGAGATGTAATGACAAATGCGTTTCGTGATAAAGTTGTTCAACATAGTTTGTGTGATAACGCTTTAGAGCCGTTGACAATCAAGCATTTAATCTTGGATAATGCGGCATCTCAGCGTGGTAAAGGTACACACTTTGCGTTGGATAGGCTTGAAAACGCAATGCATAGTTTTTACAGACGGTATGGCACAAAGGGTTGGGTGCTGAAATGTGATATACGCAAGTATTTTTATAGCATCCCTCACGATTATCTAAAGCAGGTATTAAGACCATTGATACCTGAGGATGATTTATGGTGGTTAATCTGTATGATAATTGACTCCACCGATGACCCCGGTATTCCAATCGGAAATCAAAGTAGTCAGTTACTTGCGGTGTTGGCTTTAAGCCCTTTAGACCACTTTATAAAGGAAAAACTACAGATTAAGTATTATGGACGGTATCAGGATGACTTTTATCTTATCCATCACGACAAAGAGTATTTGAAACAATGCTTGAGGGATATTCAGAGTTTCTTGAAACCGAAAGATATGGTACTTAATCAGAAAACTCAGATATTTCCTCTCAAGAACGGACTTGATTTTCTCGGATTTCATTTTTATCTGACGGAAAGCGGTAAAGTCGTAAGAAAATTACGGCATCGTAGTAAGACGAAAATGGTAAAGAAACTGAGAAAATTCCGAAAATTACTTGATGAGGGTAATATCTCGATGGAAACCATCAACCAATCATATCAATCTTGGAGAGGTCACGCCAAACACGGCGATTGCTACCATCTAATGAGTGATATGGATAGGTTGTATCATTCATTATTTAATAAAAAGGAGGAAACACAAAATGGCACAGAGTCTATCTAACCTCGCCGTTGGTGCAAAAGTAAAGTTCGGTAAATACTCCGTCAATGGCGAAACTGCTCAGGATTTGGTGTGGATAATTGCGGCGAAAGCACATAGTTGTACCCCTGCTTATCCTACAAATTCTATTACACTCTTGGCTGAGAAAATCCTTGACCTGAGGTGCTTCGATGCAAAAGAGCCTAATAGTAGTGACTCCAACCGAAAGTCCTACGGTAATAACCGATATAGTGTATCGAATATCGACCAATGGCTCAACAAAGACTCGGCGGCAAACTCTTGGTATGTTGCCGCACATAGTACAGACCAATCCCCTAATACTTCCGATTATTGCGGTGGATATGGTACACAGTATGCGGCTCGCCCCGGATTTCTCAATGCGTTTAGCACAGAGGAAAAGAACGCTATTCAGACTACTACAATCAGAGTGGTGAAACCCTCTGTAGACGGTGGCTCTTATGAGGACATCTCTCGTAAGATTTTTCTACCCTCTACTACTGAGGTAGGTCTTGCAAACGAAAATAGTACCGCTGAGGGTAAGGTTTGGGCGTATTTCAGTAATGGCGGTAGCAGAGTTTGTACGATGTCTACTCAGGGATATAACAACACTCCGTCCTCAAGTAAACCGTCATCGGCTACTACGGCGTGGTATTGGTGGTTACGCACTCCTGGCTGCTCGTACTCCCGCATTGCTCGCGGTGTCTATACTGACGGTACTCTGTATAACTACTATGCGTGCGACGGTCGCTTTGGCGTTCGCCCCGCTTTTAATCTTTTATCTACCCTCTCTGTATCTGATACTACGGATAGTGACGGTTGCTATACATTCGTGTGGAACTCCGCACCGTCTGCACCTACCTCGCTGAATGTACCTACTACGGTATACGGCGGTAAGTCTAATACTATCTCGTGGAGTTCGGTTACTGACCCTGACGGAGATACAGTTACTTATGTACTTGAGTGTGCTTATAACGGTAGCAGTAGTTATAGTCAGATTTATAGCGGAACTGCTCGTACCTATAATCACACCGTTACATACGGACAGACCTCTATCCGATACAGAGTTAAAGCAGTTGACTCTCAGAGTGCGGCAAGTGCTTATACGACCTCCACTTCTAAAACGATTGTAAATAATCAAGCCCCGGTTATTTCCGGCTCTGACGGAAATCTCGGTACTAAAACCACAGGATTTTCTCAGACTTATACAATTACGGATGCTGACGGCGATACTGTTTCGGTAATCGAAAAAATTGATGGTGAGCAGTTGCGTTCTTATACGGCTACGCTCGGTGCTACTAATACTTTCGCAGTAACCGCAGAAACTTGGCTCAAGCAGACCAACGGCACACACACTATGACAATTACGGCAAGTGACGGTTTCGGCAACAGTGCTACGAGAACTTATACATTCACTAAGAATGTGACCTCGTTCTCTATTATGAATAGCACTCCGATGGAGTCTGACTCAATGCCTACTCGTATTACTGTCACAGTAAATCGTAATATTCCTGCGGAAGCAGATTTCCTTGTAGAAGTTTGTAACAATGGTTTCGATGACTCACCTACTTGGGAGGATGCAACCTCGTCTGTTACAGGAGGACTCGTCCATATCTTTGAAAATACGACCAAAACGGCTGATAGTTGGGGTGTACTTATCAGAGTCACAGTAAATCGTAATGACGGTGAGGGTGCTTGTTATGTAAATTCGATAGGAGGTAACTTTGAATAATGGGAATGGAATTTAAGAAAACGCTTATGAGCGAAAAAGAACTTATGGAGGTTTCCTCTCTCGTATTTGTGAAAATGGCTCAGGACGGCTCACTTGACGATGTGACTATTTCAGAACATCCCTCGCTCTTTCCTACTTGGACAGAAAAATGGACAGGTAAAGCCGGTACTATCCTTATGGACGAGGGTAATCTGTATCGTTCAATTCACGATGTCGGAGAGGGGCAGAACACAAAGCCCTCCGATACACCGTCTATGTGGACTCCGATTAGTGACCCTACTGAGGAATATCCTGCGTGGGTACAACCTATCGGCTCTCACGATGCGTATTCCGCAGGAGATAAGGTTTCTCACTCGGACAAGCATTGGGTATCTACTGTAGACGGCAATGTATGGGAGCCGGGTGTATACGGATGGGAGGTAGTAGAATGACAGTAGCAACAATTATTAGCGAAATCGTCATCATCGTAACTGCTATCGTTCCTATCATTATAAGTATCAGTAAGGTAAGTAATGGTACTCGTTGTCAGTTACGTAGTGAGATGCTCCGCATTTACTACAAAAATGTAGAGAGTAAGACTATCCGACAATATGAATTTGAGAATTTTGTATTGCTTTATGAAGCGTATAAGGCTCTCAAAGGTAACTCCTTTGTAGATAAAATCTACGAGGATGTCAAAGAATGGAAAGTCGTTTCTTAAAGGAGGTATAACCAATGGCATACACAAATAGTCCTCTTGCAAAAGTAAAAATCCTTAGCCCTAATCACTCAGGGCTAAGGACTCACGCCATTGATACTATCACAATTCATTGTGTGGTGGGTCAGTGTACGGCAAAGAGAATTGGTGAGATTTTTCAGCCGACATCTCGAAAAGCATCCTCTAATTATGGTATCGGTTACGATGGTGAAATCGGTCTATATGTAGAGGAAAAGAATAGGTCTTGGTGTAGTTCCTCAAACGCCAACGACCAAAGAGCAATTACTATTGAGGTTGCATCCGATACCTCAGAGCCTTACGCAGTTACGGACAAGGCATACGCCGCACTAATCGACCTCTGCGTTGATATTTGTAAGCGTAACGGCATTAAACAGTTGCTTTGGAAAGCGGACAAGTCCCTCATCGGTCAGGTCGATAAGCAGAATATGACGGTACATAGATGGTTTGCAAACAAATCTTGTCCCGGAAAGTATCTGTATGACCGCCATTCTGCGATTGCCGCAGAGGTCAATAAAAGACTTGGTGTTGTGGAAAAGGACGAGGACGATACCCCTGTTGTACGACCTAAGACCGTTAAGGTTGGTGACATCGTAACCTTTACAGGTAAGTATCACTACGCAAGTTCCAATAGCACTAAACCTGTTCAGGCGAGAGGTGGTAAAGCCAAAGTCACATCTATTTACGCAAAGGGTAAACATCCCTACCATCTTATTAGAGAACAGGGCGGTAACTCGAATGTGTACGGATGGGTAGATGCGGCTGATATTTGGGAACTCGGTGCGACAGAGGAAACTCCGTCTGTTCCGTATCTCGTAAAGGTGACCGCTACGGCTCTAAACATTCGTAAGGGTGCAGGAACTAATTATGCGATTACCGGGTGTATCAAAGACAAGGGAGTTTATACCATTGTCGAGGAAAAGAACGGTTGGGGTAGGCTCAAGAGTGGTGCAGGTTGGATTTCTCTGAGTTATACTCGGAAAGTGTAGGTGTTCTTATGAGAAGCAGACGGAAAGTTGGTATGGAGTTTTCAAAGAAAATATTGGTAGTGGCAGGTTTAATCAACCTCTTTGTGATTGTTTTTACCTGCATTATGATATGGAGAACGAATGACCTCTCTCCGCTTGCTTACCTCATACCATCAATCGCCGCAGAAACGGCAACCGGCACAGGTTTCTACTACTCTAAGGCAAAGGTAGAAAATCGCATCAAACTTATGAAAGCGAACAAAGTACAACCTAACAACGATAATTTCAATGATTATAATTCAGGAGGTATTTACAATGGTTGACATTACTAACATCGTATCGGCAGTTATTACTCTGATTGTGGCTCTGATTACCACTTTCCTTATTCCGTGGCTCAAGAACAAACTCGATGCAGATAAGTTCGAGAAAGTTCAGGCTTGGACTAAGGTCGCAGTACAGGCGGCAGAAATGATTTACAATGGTGCAGGTCGTGGTGAGGAAAAGAAAGCCTATGTCATTCAGTATTTGAAAGATAAAGGTTTCAAACTCGATACCGCTACCATTGATGCACTGATTGAAAGTGCCGTACACGAACTGAAACAGAACTAAAACAAATAGAGAGCGTGGGAATTATCTCACGCTCTCTATTTCAATGACAAGTCCAAAACAATTTTTGATTATAAAAAAGTTCGGATTTGTCGGTTTTGGTCGGGGTGAAAGAAATTGAACAACTTCCGATTTGCAGGAATCGGATTGAACGGAATAGAGGAGGATTTTCTTTATGGAAAAATGTTATGAAATTTTAAAAGAAA